CTGAGGCTCAAGGACAGGGAACCCGCTATAGGGGAACTTGAGGGCCTCACTGTGGCTCAACACCGTAGGGCTATCTTTGAGGGCTTCTTGAGTGAATCTAAGGGTGATAAACTCGTGGCTTCTGCCCATGGGCTTACAAATACACTAAGGTTGAAGCATAGGAAGCCTATTGTGAACCTACCGGGTGTAGATGCTGCTTGGGGCAAAGAGATTCGAGGTTGTATTGTAGCACCTGAAGGGCATGTCATGTGTGGCTCTGATGTCAGTTCACTTGAGTCCTGCACTAAGAGGCACCTAATGTGGGATTACGACCCTGCTTACGTAACTGAGATGTCGAAGGAAGGCTTCGATGAACATCTAGACCTTGCTAAACATGCAGGGAAAGTAACACAAGAGGACATTGATAGATACGCTAAAGGTGAAGCACCTGAACTGAAGCCCCTACGTAGTAAATTTAAGGCCACTAACTACAGTGCAATCTACGGGGTTGGAGCGCCTAAGCTGGCTCGTGAGACAGGTATGACACAGAAGGAGGCACAAGAGCTACTTAAGGCTTACTGGGAGCGTAACTGGGCCGTAGAGAATCTGTCTAAGGATCAGTATGTCAAGACCCTCAAGGATGGCTCTATGTGGCTTAAGAACCCTGTCAGTGGCTTCTACTACAGCCTTAGGTATGACAAAGATAGATTTAGCACAACAAATCAGGGCCTAGGTGTCTACATCTTTGACAGTTGGCTGATGAGGCTCCGTAAGAAAGGGATTAAGGTGTCTCTACAATACCACGATGAGGTTCTCTTTAGTGTCCCTAAAGGTCAGGAGGCCGAGGTGGAAAATGCCTTGAGAGAAGCCATGGAAGAGGTAAACGATAGTTTGAAACTCAATGTGACTATTGATGTAGATGTGCAATTTGGGGATTCATATGCTAGTGTCCATTAAAAGATGTATCACGCGCTAGAGTGAGTCCTTTTTACAACAACCTAAGTATCTCTTTTGTGAGTGCTTAATTAAACCCCGAAAAAGTCCTTATATATTAGTATAGGGGAAACTAATGTGCCCCTAATGAAACAACCCGACAAAGGAATTAAAAAGCATGGCAAACAAAATTGTCTACATGGAAGCTGAATCCCGTTACGCTAAGGTATTCGAGGATAACCGTGACATGGGTGATAAGCTGCCTGAAGGTAGTGACATGAAGAACAAGCTGGAGCAAACCCAAGGTCAATACGTTGTGGACCTTGTAGTGACCCCTGAAGCTAAGGCTAAGGCTATTGCAGATGGTATCCCAGCTACAGGTATGATTGGGCAGCGGTGGAAAACTGACCCCGAAGGTAATGACTACTACAAAGCCTCTCGCAAGCACTTTAACCCCAATATGACTGACCGTGAGACTGGTCAAAAGGGTGTGACCCAAGGGCCTCCTTCTGTAGTTAAAGTTGAAGGTGATGCAGTTGTGCCTTGGGACTTCGAGACGGATGGCTACATCGGAAATGGGTCTAAAGTGGTTGCCAAGTTCAGCGTATGGGAAGGTAAGATTGTAGACCTCGTGGCCCTTAAGGTGGTTGAGCAAGTCGAGTGGGAACCTGAAGATGACCAAGGCTACGGTTTTTGATAGAGGCACTTGTGATTAACACTATACACGATAAGGAGGCACTTAAGTAACATGCCTAAAGTAACACTAACAGTGTCCTACGAGGAAGAGGAGTTTGGCCGGGGGGAAACCTCGGTCTACTCCCGAGAGGTAGACGACTTGGACCCTTATGATTGGCTATGGTATCTTATGAAAGCATCCGAGACTATGGGGTTTGACTGTAAGGATTTGCAGATGGTCACGTCTACAGGAAAAGCCTTTAGGACTGAACCATGAGTAAACCCAAAAGGATCACCAAAGCAATCGTTGACGGCGACGTGCTTGTATATCGAAGTGCTTTTGCTACCCAAGACAAACCACCAGAAGAAGCAGAGGATGTCATAGATCAGATCGTGGACTACACCATAGGCCAGACTGTAGTTTTTCCTCATGGTAATAACTTCTATGTGTGGCTATCTGGAAAAGGCAACTTCAGGTATGACATTGCCAAGACAGAACCCTACAAGGGAAACCGGAGGGACCAAGTAAAGCCTACACACTACAACCATGTAAGGGAGTATCTACAGTCTCGGTGGGGCGCTCAAGTGACTGAGGGTTGTGAAGCTGATGATGCTATCTCTATTGAGGCATACAAAGGTGACATGGACTCTACGGTAATCGTCTCAGTGGACAAAGACTTTGATACAGTTCCTTGCTGGAGATATAACTTTACTAAGGATGAGTGGATCAAGAACACACCCGAGAGTGCTTTGAGGTTCTTCTATGAGCAAGTCCTTACAGGAGACCGTGTTGATAACATCAAGGGTATCCATGGTATCGGCCCCAAGAAAGCACAGAAACTCTTGGGTGACTCTATAGATGAACAAGAGTTGTTTCAGAAGTGTCTTGATGCCTATGATGGTGACTACGACCGTGTAGTAGAAAACGCTAGGCTTCTGCACCTACAAGTATATGAGGATGAACTATGGGAACCCCCAGAAGAATACCGGAGCCACCAAAAACTCAAATAGAGTATATCCAAGAGTGGGTTGATTGGTTGGAAGATGAAATTTATTTAATGTTGGGTCCAGAGGGGGATAGTTACAGTGAGGAACCATTAGTTGTTTACGGCAATCTCCAAAAGATTCTCAAAGATGTAGTTCAAGAATATGATCCAGTGCCTAAATGAAAAAGGAGTAAACCATGGGAACCCCCACTGGACCCTTCCTAAAGACAGTATGGACGGATGATGGTAACATTGCGGTCAAACCAGTAATTTGGCACAAGTATCATCTTACAAACCTTGATGACTACATTAGAGAGCTCCAAGATTTCTGTCTTTATGCTGAAGAATGTAATAGCAGGTTTAGGAAAGCACGGAGGTCACCTGAAAATGAAAAGAAGTGACTTTAGATCAGGACTTGAGTATGAGGTGGCCAAACAGTTAGAGGACGAAGGTATTGCTTATGAGTATGAGCAGACTAAGGTGGAATACCAGAAGAAGCCTTCTACGTATCTCTTTGACTTTGAGCTACCTAATGGTGTTGTAGTTGAGACTAAGGGGCACTTCAAGTCAGCAGATAGAACCAAGCACCTGTTGATTAAGGAGCAACACCCAGAGTTGGACATCAGGTTTGTCTTTAGTAATAGCAACAATAGGCTCAGTAAAAAGTCCAAGACAACCTATGCAGCTTGGTGTGAGAAACATGGGTTCCAATGGGCTGACAAAAAGATACCTAAAGAGTGGCTAAAGGAGTGACACTTATGGAAAATTGGACTTGGCAGGATTTTCTAGATGACGGCTTTAAGGTTGTCCTTGACAATGACGATTGGTGGTTTGAGAAAGAGGGTTACGAAGGTGCTTTTGACGGTGGGAACGGCCCTCATGGCCGTGACCTGTTGGAGTATCTACTTGAGAAGCACTACAGTGGTTGGGAGAGTGTTTAGTGACTAGAGAACCCTAAGGAGTTGGCTAGATGAATAAAGAAGAACTGATTGAAGAACTTTGGTGGGACCTTCGTAGTGTAGGGTATATCCCTAGTGATGATGACGTAGGGGACTTGTTGATGAAGGCTTATGAGTCGGGCCTTAATGATGAGAGAAATGACCCCTATGACTACTGACACAAGTGACCCACTACTAGTATGGAGAGTAGCAGAAGGGCCTTTCTGTATAGATGACCTGCCTTATGAGGTTCAACAGAGTTACCCTATGGATGGGTATGACTTTTGGGTTGAGGTTATGGTGTCTTACAAAAGTGACCCTGAATACTACGACTACATCCCCATGTATTTTGAAACATTTGATGAAGTCTACAGATTTAAGACTGAGGTGGACAAAGCTATGGTCCCCCTTGAGGTAGACTACTAGATTGGAGTAACCCGATGACTACAGCAGTAGTATTCAGTTGTGCCCACGCTAAACCAGAGGCCAGTAACGAAAGGTTTGATTGGCTTGCACAGTTGATCTATGACATCCGACCTGACTATGTAGTGGACCTCGGTGATGGGGCTGACATGTGTAGCCTCAATAGTTTCGACACTAGGTATCCTCAAGCAATCGTGAGCCAGTCCTATGAAGCTGACATTGAATCCTATAACGATGCTCAGGAACGTCTTCGTAAGCCTTTCAAGAAGAACAAACGAAAGCGACCTTACTGGATTGGATTTGAAGGTAACCACGAGAATAGAATCAAAAAGGCTATCGCTCATGACCCAAGACTTGAGGGAGAGAAATACGGGATTGCCTTTGAGCATCTTCAAACGAACAAATGGTTTGACGACTACCACGAATACACTAATTCCGCGCCCGCCCTCGTTGACTATGACGGTGTGCTTTACGGCCATTTTGTGTCTGCTGGGAATTATGGTCGTGCTATCTCAGGCAAGCATCATGCTCATTCTCTTCTATCCCACGTGGGATGCTCTGTTAGTGTCGGCCATAGTCATAAATACGATTATTACTATCAAGGGGCTACACTCCCTAATCCGGTTATCGGGCATGTGGTTGGTTGCTTCAAGGGAAAAGAAGAGGCTTGGGCAGGTCAGGCTAACCGAGAGTGGAGGTCTGGAGTGGTAATTAAGAGGAACATCCAAGATGGCGTCTATGACCATGAGTGGGTGTCTATGGATAGACTTAGGGAGGAGTATGGGGTATGAGTAAACGCTCAAGTTTCGATAAAATTCCCCGTGACTACTACCCTACAACAGACCCTAAGGCTATTCCACAGGCGTTCATAGATGAGGTCAGGGGTAAGACCTATGCAGAGCCTTGTTGTGGTGCAGGAGACCTCGTAGACCTTCTCATGGAAGTTGCTGTGTGTAGGTGGGAGAGTGACATTGAGAACCGAGGTGCAGGTAAACTATGGGATGCCATGTGCCTATCAAAACAGGAAATTGCTAGGTGTGACTTGATAATCACAAATCCTCCCTACACTAAAGATGTCCTCCTGCCCATGATTGACCACTTCATTAGTTTGAAGCCTACATGGTTGCTCTTGCCTGCTGATATGATGCACAACCTATACTTTGGGGACTACATAAAGAAGTGTTCTAGGGTGATCTCAGTTGGTCGCATCTGCTGGTTTCCTAAGGGAGGTAAGAGAGTAGCGTCCACAGATAACTACGTATGGATGTATTGGAAGTATAAGGCTACTGATGATACGACTACAGAATTTATAGGGAGGTCTTAAGAATGACGATTAACTTTTGGCTAGTGCTATTCCTGATGTATATGGTATACTCTAGTGCTTACTCTATGACGACTGCACCCAAACACATCAAGCCTACACTCTTGGTGTTCCTCGGGCTTCTCTGGGGTGTGATGTATGGTGCAGGTATTCTAACAGAACTTTGGTAGCACACAAGGAGAAACAAATGCTGACTGGAGATGAAATACACGGGTGGGAATACTGGAGTGAAGAAGAACCTGAGTTCCGAGATCACATGACTGTCACTGAGATGGTGCAGGAGTTTGCTAAGGTGACAGGACAAAAGGCTACCTACAGGACTTACCTTGGGCTTATCGAAGAAGAGTTTGAGGAGTTCATGGCTGAAGATGAATACACTGTAGGTGAACTCAAGGAGCTTGCTGACCTTGTGTATGTTATCTATGGGTATGCTAACATCATAGGTTATGACCTAGAGACTGCTGTCCG